GACACCATTCGCCGTTGTCGTTCATGCATTGGGTTTCAATGGTCATTTTGCCGTTTCGGTATCGGTCTGCTTTGACTTCTACTTTTGACCCTTGGACAGAGTTGAAGAAAGCGACCAGTTCGGCTTCTGCTCCTTGGCCGTATGCCAAGTCAACTTTGAAGTCGAATTGTGGGTTGTACCCTGTTTGCGTTTTAGTCATGACTTTGTCCTGTGCAATTTATGCCAATAGGCATTGGCTTTTTTGCATGGTTCGCATGGTGTTTCTTTGTTACGCAAATGTCGTTTGTATGCAGAGCGTGTGCCACATTGGGCAGTAATTGGTCTTCCCATTATTTTTGCCAACGCTTTAGTTCTTCAACTGTTTCAATGCACTTTTTGCAATCAACTGTTGCAGTGGTGCTGTAACTCTGATGAACATTCCATTTGCCACAGCAAGTAACTACTGAATTGCGTGGGGCGTAGTGAAGCTTTGCGCCTCTGCCTACATGAACAATTTCAAGGTATGTGTTTGTTTCCATTAGTTGATTACCTTTGAGTCCATGATTTCTCCGTCGACGATGAGAAGGTTTGCGAAGTATGTCCGGCGGCCGTTGACTCTTTTGACTTCGGCAAAGTGTGTCCATCCGAGCTGAGCTTTGAAGTTGTCTCCGTGGTCTTTGATTTGGACGATTGTGTAGTTGATGTTGTTGAGTGAGATTGTCGCTGTGTTCATATCTTCACTATAACCACAAATAACCACAAATGCAACTACTGGCGAATGCGACTCTAGGCGTAGGAGGGAAACACGCCACGCCTAGAGCCTGTCAGAGTTGGCTATGCCTTGTCTGAGTTGGGTTTTGGCAACGCTCGCCATGCTGCTTCGAGGGCTTTTGCGTCTTTTGCCAAGTCCATTTCAAGTTCAAAGTGAAGCCATGCGCCCCCGAATGAACCTGCGTTGTCTGTTTTGTTGAAGATTTTGACGCCCTTGGTGCCTTCTCCACGGCTACAGCGATAGCCACGCCCATAGGCCGTCTGGTCGCTGTCAGGCTGTTTGGGGTCTCTGTAGGCGTAGTCGTGCAGTTCGCACAGTCCTAGGGCTTCTGAGTGCTCAATCAGCCAATCCCACAGTTCTTTTGCTTGGCGTCGTCCTTCACGAGTTTTGGGATAGCCCACGTCACCAGCCACACCCAAGGAATGTGTGCTGAGGGTTTTGCCTCCACGAATGTTGCGAACAACCCATGTGCCCAGATTGGTAAATGATGGGTAGCGCCGTTTGCATAGGTCAACGAACTTTTCTGTTCCTGCGAGTTTGCCTGTGCCGGGTGTGGTCACTGGGTAGTAGGGGTATTTACGAGGCACTAGGTGGGTCTTTCGGTTTGTCTTTGAGGCCGTTACCTGCGAGTACACCAATCAGGCCACCTGCAAGGGTCATAAGCATGGGTGAGAGGACTGCCCATGCTTCAGCATCGTTGGGTGCTTGGTCGAGTGGTTGGGTGACGAACAGCAAGCCGTAGATGAGTGAGGCGATGGCCATGACGAATGAGATTGTGAGTCCAGCTGCAACAAAGAGAATGATGCGTGCTTTGATTTCTTCGTTTGTTAGGCGTTGTTTAGGCACAGCGTCCTCCTCCGATTTGTGTTTGTGTTCCGATGGTTTCGGGGGCTTTGTTTTTGATGCGTTCGCAGTTCACTCTTGTACGGTCTGCACAGGCTGTGAGGGTGATGGCGAGCAGGCTAAGCAGGGCTAGGCGTTTCATCTGTGTCCTGTGGTAGTTCTGCTATTTCCTCGGCTGTCAATGGTCGTGTGATTGTTTCCCCTGTGATGCCGTCAAAAAAAGTTCCTGACAATGGTTCAGTGTTGCTCATAAGTTATGCCTGTCGGTATCCATAGACACGGACTGTGCCTGTAATTGTTCCTGATATTGGAATGAAACTGATGCCGTCAAAACTTGTTGAGGCTTTCATAACATTGGCTTGGTTTCTCATGTAAGCCTCACCAACAAAACAACCAGTATTAGTAAGCATTCCTGTTGGCGCTGCAGAGAACGGGTCAAAAACACTTACCTCCATAAATGAAATACCACTAAGCACCATTTGACCAACATCGCCAATGTTTTGCCCTGTGTTTCTTGCAGCCAGAACTGATGTGTTGTCACAAACGAGATACTGGTTTGAATAGTTCAATGTTGTGTTGCTTGCGCCACCAACACGCAAACGGTATTGCAACATGACTTGGTTTGAAGATGTAATAAAAAGTTCTATTTTGTAGTTTTGATAGGTAGCACTAAAAACGGAATCAAGGTTTACAGTTGATTGTGCAGAAAAAGATGTGCCACCGACATACACCAACCCAGAGTTGGCCAAGTAGGTGTTGGTGTCGCTCGCTGTGAGCACCTCACCAGTCGTAAAAGTCTTTATAGCCATGTTTAGTATCCTAACTTGTTGTAATCGAGCCTGCCGAAAGTCGTGTTATTGAGTAACAGGTATGCGTTGAGGTCTGCACCTGAAACGTAATAAGTGTATGAAGCACCGGCAGGGGTAGCAATCACACTCACACCTTCAATGAGACACTGGTAGGTAGTGCCACGGAAAGTTACACCAACTTGTGTACCAGCCGACAAAATAATTGAACTAGAAGCACCAATTACGTCTAACTGAAAATCAGCCTGTGCTTCAGCAATACAAGTAAAAGAACTAATAGCGAAACGAGCAGTGCCGTAGTTACCCAGCAGATAGTTGGCGTAGTCAGTGGCTTGACTGTTGCTGGCGTTCAACGTGTTTGTCTGGTACGCCCGATACGGAACAGCAGCGCCCGACTTTGTCACCGTCGCAGCACCAAACGATTCAGGGGTCACCGTCACCTGCGTATAGAAGTTGTCGGCAAGGCTGTCAAAGTTGATTTTGCTATACACCTGATTGGTCGAGTTGTTAGCCACATCAGAAAAGTTGATTGTGCTCACATTCGAGTTGAACGGACTCACAAGCGTTGTGGCGTTACCAAACTCCCTGATGCGTGCATTGGTGGTCTGACATACTCTCGCAACCCAGTCGCCCCAAGTGCTACTGACCGTGGTTGCAGCCATCGCTGGTGAACCAGTAGTGCCAGTCCAAGAAAGCGTCAACCCTGTTTGTGTGTTTGCAGCTGTCAACTGGTTAGCAACCGTGTCGGCAGCCATTGCGTAACTGTTGCCCTGCATACGGCCAAAACGAGCAAAACCACCCTCAACAGTGATGGTCAGATAGTCAGCCTGACCGACACCACCAGCAAACGGAATGCCATACTGCGCCGTAACGTCAGAAACGAAACCAACCCAAATAATGCGTGGCGTACCCACACCAGTGGTGTTTTCAATTTTGATGTATGTACCAGCAACCAAAGCCGTGATAGGTGACGCATAGCCAGTTGGGTAGCGCATCTCAATAGTGCCCACACCCGATTTGACTTGGTCTAACTGTGCTTGCCTACCAATGCTGAACTGAATGTTTTGCACGTTAGTGAGCGCAGTCCAGCCGACACCGACAGGGTCTGTCGAGTAATACACCGTGTAGGTCTGTAAAGCCATGGCTAGAAGATGTTGCTCACACGAATAGGAACAGAACCGTTTTGGCGCATGTAGGTACGCAAAGCATTCACCACAGATTGAGGGTCGCCACCGTTGACGTTGATGTTGACAGTTGTGCCACCACCCATGCCAAACTCACCCATACGGTCTAACGGAATGACAGCCTCTGGGCCTCGCTCACCAATCATCGCCAGAGTTGCACCACCAGTGACAATGCCACCATTAGCGAGCATCGGGATGTCAGGCATAGAAAAGCCTTTGCCACCGATACCGGGAACCCACGACGGCACAGTGAAAGAGAACTTGCCGATGGTGTTATTCCAGATGGTAGCAATGCCGTTGAAGGCTTTTTTGAATACATCTACTAACAGATTGACTGCTGGAATCGTGACATTGTTGACGTACCATTTGATAGCGCCAAAAACATTGTCAACAACTTTTCGGAAACCTTCAAACTTTGTGTAGGCAATGGCAAGACCAGCAATAAGCAGACCCACACCGATAACAATCAGGCCGATTGGGTTGAGTGCCATAGCAATGTTGATAGCGACAATTGATGCAGCAATGGCTGCTAATGCTCCAGCAATAATCATAAATGTTTCGGGGTTGTCTTGCGCCCAGGTTGCAAACTTCTCAAGGTATGGCAACAACTTTTCAACGGCTGGCAACAAGGCTGCACCAATAGATTCTTTTGTTTCGTCAAAGCCGATTTTCAGTCGAGCAAACTTGCCTGCCGTAGTCTCGGCTGCATCTGCTGCAGCGCCACCAGTGGTAATGGCCAGTGCGTCCATTACTTCTTCAAACGATGCGCCGTCTTCAATCATTTGCCTGTATTCAGGTGCAAGTTTTTGGAGGGCTGTGAGATTGCCTCCATAGGCTTTTTCTAGCGCCCCAACAACAGTTTCTAACGGCTTTCCAGTGGCTGTGGCTATGTCCATGGCTCGTTCAGCGAGGTTCTGAGCCTCAGTGACGTCACCTGTTGCCCTGGCAAGCCTGTCAAATGCTGGTCTTAGTTTGTCGTCTGAAAAACCAAGCAGTCTGCCTTGCTGAGTAATCCAATCTTCGACGCTGGCGATTTGAGCGTCGTTAGCACCAGTGGTCTTTTCAAGGCTGGTCGCAAGTTTGTCCTGCGCTGCTGCATCGTCAATAGCGCCCGACACAGCGTCGCCCAGAACAACAGCCAAACCAGCCAAGGCTGCTGCTGCAGGAACGGCTGCCTTCTTGATAGCAAACTGTGCTTTCTTGCCTGCGCCTTCTAGGTTCTTGAATTCGTTGATTGCCTTGGAGACACCTCCACCGTCGAAGGTTGAGATGATGGGGATTGCAAGTGCCATTAGTTCAGTTCCTTTTGGACTCGTTCAATGGCATCCATTGAGAGGCGCTGTAAAGCCTTTTCAATCTCG